ATACGAGAAATCCTACGTTCAATAGTATCAATTATATTTTTTTCCATTATTCATCTCCTAAATTATTTAAAAATTGTCTTAGTTTTGTGGAATCTGTTTCAGCTCTTATTTTTCCTACAGTATCTCCTTTAGTTGGATCAACGTCATCTTCACTTACTGGTTCCGGAGTTGATGTTCTTTTTAAACTGTCATAGATAGTAGACTTACGTTTGTTGAATTCTTGATAGTCGTCATCATCTGCTAGATCTCTAATACGCAAACTATCAATATCAAATTCAAGATCAACTTTTGCGCCAACACCGCTTGAACTTCTAGTCTTCATTAGCTGTATTTGATATCTACCACGTTCACGCATTGCTCTACTTGTAAAGATACCAATTACATTGTCAGCAGTTTGAATCTTACTAAGACCACCACTAATGTGCGAATGATCAAATTCAATTTCTTCTACTGCACCTCTATTCAACTGTGCGGCTGTAACAAATACTGTATTCAACTCCATTGCAAGATTACGTAGTTCTTCTGATACAAACTTGTCTTTGATAAACAAGTTTTCTGCACTAACTTTTGCTCCATTAGGCATAAGCAAATCTAAATAATCTATTAGCAGTACATCAATCTTACGTCCTGTTTTGATTTCATATTCTTTGATATAGCTTCTTACATCATTAGGAGTTTTACCACTTGGCATATACTTAACTTGGAATGCTCCTGACTTCTTACCAATCATTTTAACTTTCATTTCAACATCGTCAATATTCTTAAATATCTCTCTTGTTGGAATATCAGTTATCATACTATCCACTCTCATACTAACTAAGTTTTCACTAAGTTCAAGTGTTAAGTACAACACATTCATACCTGCCAATGCCCAGTTGACTCCTAAGTTTGCTAAGAACAAACTCTTACCTGCACCAGACCCACCTGCAAAAATATTAAGCTCGCCTCTGTTGAATCCACCAAATAGTTTTTTATCTAAGCTGGCCCATCCTGTTGTTACCTGTCCGTTATTATCTTTTATTGCTTCTAGTCTAGCTTTAGGATCACGCCAATAGTCTGTACCTAAGTCTTTCTGCAATCCTATCTGTACTGCCTTCTTAACTAGATCTTCAACTGGACCATACTCTCCTTTTTCAAGTAGATCTGCACCTTTTAATATCGCGGCTTCTAATGCTTTGTGTCTACTAAATGTTTCAAATTCTTGTAGCAACCAATCATAATGATTCTCTTGCATTTGTCCAGGATCTTTTAAATCTGCTTTTGTAGCCGCATTGATTATTTCAAAAGTAGGAAGTGCATTATGTTCTGTAACATAATCATTTAAAAACTTTGCAGTTTCTTGTAGACGTCTATCAAAGGATTTTGGATCAAATACAGTTTGGCATCTTACAAATGTTTCTGCATCAGTAAGCATCATTTCTAAATATACTTTTTGTATATCATATCCATAGTCTGTATTTTGTCTTGTTGCCATGTGTTTATTATATAGCCTTATACCATTGTTTGTCAAGTGTTATTTTGGTTTTAGTCTTTGCTAATACTGCACCTATGCAAGACCCTGGGTCGCCTGGATTTTGAGGCACCCATACATTTTGCCAATTTGATTGTATTTTATCAATTGCTGTTTTGTTTAAAGCACCACCACCTGCTAATGCTAAATTTTTACTACCTGTGCGTTTCTTAGTCCAACATTGTAATACGTCTAATGATGTTTCAAATATTTCTTGTACAGATGCCGCCAAGTCATTTAAGTCTTTTTTAGATTTAATTTCTGGTCGCCACCACATACATCCTCTGTGTAAATTTTCTTTCATAACTATTTTTGGGATGCCTGGCACAACATCTATTATATCCTGCATAATAATTTTTTTAAATTTATTAGGGTCGCCTTTTTGTGCCATCTGGGCTACTTTATATTCATCACGTTGTGGTGTCAATCCTAATCTTTGTGTCATAGCACTATAGAATAATCCTAAACTATGCGGATACCCTTGACTGAATACTTTTTTCAACTTGTTATTTTTACCGTGCCATATAGTAAGGGTCTCAAATTCTCCGATACTATCCAAGCAAATTACTGCACAATCATCTCTGGGTTGGGTATAATAAGCATAGGCCGCATGGCTTAAATGATGTTGGGTATACTTAATTGGAACATCTAGTCCCCAACGTTTTAGATAATTTGAAATATTATTTTCTTTCCAAAGCCAACCCTGACCAGCTCTCCATTGGCGTAGTGTCTTCAGCCCTGGTCTTTCATACCATTGTATTGCCCAGGGTGGCCCAAAACTTTGTTTGGCTACTTCAATTTGTGTCCAATTAAAATCTGGGTCATTAGGAACCTTAGAAAAATCTTTTGCTAGGCTGGCCCATAATAGTTTATTATCATCAAATACGGCTAAACTTGCATCGTGGCTATTGCCTACCATTCCCCAATGAATCATTTTATTACGCCTTAAATTTTTTCCATAGTTTGTGTAGGACATAAAACCAAACAGAGTTTACAGCTGGTTCTACTACTGCAACCGCACCTGCTTCCCAGATACTTGCACCTGTAATTGCACTTACTACTGTCATCGCTATAATAATATGTCCTATAAAAAATATTATCGCAAGTGCTAGGCTTTCATCCATTTTATCTCTTACAACGTTTACTATACCTTGTGTGAATTCAGTCATCAATTTTAACCTCCTCCCTATTTGTAAATATAAGGATCTTTCTTTTTAAGTTCCTTAATCTTTTGTTGATATTTTCTTTCTTCTTTCCAGTCTTTGTATCTTTCAATCCAATATCTAATTGGAAATGATATGCTATACAAAAAATCTTTTAGATAAACCATTTCTTCTCCTTTAGTCTAATTTTTAAAGGACTTGTTTCTGCCGCACTAACAATTTTATGTAATGCATATAATCGTCCATGTTTGTTGACTGCTTCGCCAATATCATTAATGTCATTATCCCAATCAGGCATAGATACACCCCATCCTAAATCTATTGCTTCTTCAATTAATTTAGAACCTGCTTCGTCTCTATCTGGGACTACTATTACATCTTTATTTAATCTATTAATCAACATCGCTTGTTGATCTTTGACTTCACTGCCAAGTAATGCTACACCGTCAATATGTAATGCATCTAAAGGTCCTTCACATACAATAGTAAATACCTTGTTTGGTCCTTGTTCATCTAAATTGTAAACAAATCCTGGTTGTTGCTCGCTTAGATATTTTGGATTTTTATTTGGCGTCACAGTCCTTGCAGTCCAACCAACAATTTTTTTCTCAAACAAAAAAGGTACAATTAGTCTATCTCTATAACCTAACTCAGGTGTCCAATAGTAGTCTGTGTCGTCTATGTGTAGATTACGTTGTTTCATATATTCAAATATCTTAACTAAGTTGGAATCAACACCAGTTGGTTCTAAAGCACAATAGTCTGCCCAATCTTGCAACTTTCTTGATGCTGGGGGTAATTGCACAGTATTAAATTTAGGAAGGTCAACTAATTGTTTTTTTATTTGCACTCCTTCATTTTCTTGCATAACCTGTAGTGCTAATTTATTAATTACATCATCAGGCGCATTCAACCATTTTAACAAGTTTCTGAATTTGTAAGAAAGATTACGGCCTGGTTGCCAGCTGGCCTTAAATCCGCAGTTAAAACAATGATAGCTTACATTATCACCTTCTTGGATAATGCCACCTCTTTGCCTTGTATCAACAGATTGGCCATTATGCTGACAACACGGAGCATTGAAGGAGATCCAACCGCTTGGCGTTTTTTTACGCTTTGGCGGAAGATATGTCAGAACTGTCTCGGCTACAATACTCATAGTAATATTATAGCGTCTTATACTAACAAAGTCAACTAGTTTCTAACAAGTATTTTTGAAATTTTGCTTGTAGGTGAAGCAGTGGTTTTGAATCTTAAATGGCTAAACACACCATTAAAGTTTACAGGAATTGGAGTAGTTTCGGATCCTGTAAATGTTACTGTAGCTATATCACCCCAATGTGTTGATTCGGTAACTGTACTGTCTAGCGTAGCTTGGACTACAACATCTCCAATATAAGAAGTAGAGTATATTGCTGCTGTATGTAATGCATCGTTACCATTTATAGCCGGTTCAGCCGTGCGTGATTCACTGTAGAATATATCGCTTTCTTCGTCAAACTGCTGAAATTGTGTGAAGCTATATGATTCTCGTGGTCCAGGCATAGCATCTGATATTACTTGAATAGTACCAGAGTTGCCAAAGAAGCTGTCAGAATATGTTAATGTTTTATCACTATTCGCATCTACTAAATGCACATTATAACACAGATACTGATCTTTAACATTCAACAGATCATTTTCTGTAATTGTTACTGTACATAAGCCTCTAGTAGCCGCACTATCATCGCCTGTAACAGCAGTAGCGTCATGCTCTATAATTAAACTTTTGTTTTCATCAAAGGCAGTAAATTTTACAGTATAACCGCTAATTGATAGAGGTTTCTGATCTGCATTTAATATTCTAAATTGTAATTTGTTATCTATATTTTTATATACTTTTATTTGTCTTTGATACACTGGTTTATACTCCGTTATGAATCCTGACTCATTAGCTATGATTTGGATTCTGTTATTGACTAAATATCTAGGTATTAGCTGCGACATGCAAGTATTTATCGGATAAAAAATTAATAATGTTACTTAAAAATATTGAGAATGACTTTCCTTTTATAAGTGTGGCTACATATGGAGGTGTTGAATACGTAGGTATTATCGTAAATCAAGACCAGTATGTAACTACAATGTACATATACAACGACCTTATAGATAACAAACACAAGAAGCAATTTTTAGAATTAGGAGATATATGGTGGTGGGAGTCTAACAGGATGATTCCTATCAACATCTTTCTTAGAGCTGAGATGGAAAAGTTTCAGTATGCTCTTATGTCTATGAACTCTAAAGACGTGAAAATAACTATAGGACCTGTTGTAAATTTAGGAAATTTATCTGTAAAAAGAATAAAACGTAAGTCAGTGCAACTGGTCAGACGCCAGAAGAAGTAACGTACTTTATGTACCTGTAGTATATATAATCAAAGATTACTGTATTAAATAGTAAGCCTAATGCAGTAAGTTGAAATCCAAATAACCATGGAACTATCCAAAGATATAAAAACATTTTAATTAAATAGTCAACACTGAACTTTTTTGGCACACTATATGATGACCAAGGGCCTAGTTCGGGTTCTTTCTTAGGCTTTCTATAATCTTCAAATTCATAGTTCATCTTGAGTCTTTCTCATAAATTTAATGTCACAATAATTGCACTTGACATAGCCTTCTTCTGGTACTGCATAATAAACTTTAGGATGGTCCATATGTTCTCCCATACACCAAACACTTTCGCCGTCAACATAAATTATTGTTTCAGGATAATCATCTTGCATTATTTCATCCATGAAAATACAGATTTAATTTTGCCTTGTTCCTTCCATTCTAAGTATTCATGTATAGAGTTTGGCATAGGTTTAGGTTTTTCTAACACACTATTCAAAGGCACAATAACAAGGAAATATAAAAACCAATATGCAGTACCTATTCTACCAAGTGTTACATATAAGCCTTCCGCTGGCATTGCACCAACATAAGTAAGCATCATAAAATTAATAACAAAAATTATAAACCATTGTCTGTGCATAGGACGGAATATACAACTTCTTATTTTACTTCTGTCTAACCAAGGTAGTAAAGCTAATATTCCAATTGCACTTACCATAGCAATAACACCACCTAACTTATCTGGGATTGCTCTAAGGATTGCATAGAAAGGTAGGAAGTACCATTCAGGTACAATATGTGCTGGAGTAACAAGAGGATTAGCAGGAATATAATTATCTGGGTGTCCTAACACATTAGGCACAAAGAAAACAAACGCGGCGAATATTGTAAAAAATACTGCCATCATGTATAAATCTTTTGCAGTAGTATAAGGATGGAAACTTACTGTGTCTCTTGTGTCTTTAGGTTCGATACCTGATGGATTATTTGAACCTACAATATGCAAAGCTATAACATGCAAAATTACAATACCTAAAATTACAAATGCTATAAGCCAATGCAATACATAAAATCTATTTACAGTTGGATCATCAACAGAATATCCTCCCCATAACCAGTTGACTATCCCTTCACCTACTAATGGTATTGCACTAAACAAACTTGTAATAACAGTTGCACCCCATAGACTCATTTGTCCCCACGGTAGTGTGTACCCTAAAAATGCAGTTGCAACCATTAAGAAAAATATTACAATACCAATCAGCCACATAACCTGTCTAGGATCTTTATAGGAGCCAAAGTACATAGCTCTAAATATATGTAAGTATACTGCTATAAAAAAGAATGATGCAAGGTTCATATGCATATATCTTAATAGCCATCCAAAGTTGACATCTCTCATAATATGTTCTACACTTACAAAGGCTTTCTCTGCATCAGGCTTGTAGTGCATGCCTAATGTTAGTCCTGTTATTATAAGTCCTAACAGACAGAACATTAGGATACCTCCAAAACTCCAAAAGTAATTTAAACTTCTAGGCACTTGGAAATCTAAATATTCATATTTGAACATACGGAATATTGGTAGTCTATCGTCTACCCAACCAAGCACTCCTGTAAATGGGGAGCCTCCTACTTTGTTTGTTTTTACTGGTTTGTAATTTTTCTCAGCCATACTTTTCCTTCTATCTATTATTCCATTCTTCTTTATCTAATATAATATACCAAGCACGATAAGGCTTAGCCATAGAATTATTTCTTAATCTATCTTTACCTGATCTATTCTTTTCTGGCCACCATAAAAAAGGATGAACACTTTCAGGAAAGACTTTTTTATTTGCTAAACTACCCCAATTTGTTTTCCAAAATAATTTATCACAATATTGGAATATATCATCTAAAAAATATTCATAATCAAATAATTCATCTGGATATTTGTTTTCATATCCGCCTGGTAGTTCTTCTCGATCAAACACTGACCTTGTTATTGTAATCATATCATATTGCTTTGGCAACACAATCGATTTTTTATTTTTTATTTCTAGCAAGTGCCTTGGTGTTCTCATCTTTGCAAACATCTGTTGGTATAGTCCTCCATCAAATGTTTTTTCAACGTCTGTAGCTTCTACTTCAATACCATACCAGTAATTTAATAGAACGCCTAAAAGTCCTACACCTGCTCCGATATCACATACAGATTTTACATTCTCTAAATCCATATGCTGTATACAAAATTGTTTTTCGTTGTAATAATTCCAAAAGTTTTTTGAATATTTATAACCTTCTTCGCCTACAGTTTTTCCGGTTTCGTCTCTGTATGTTCGAACTTCAAGTTCATCTAAAAATTTTCTAAACTTTTCTATGTTCATCCAACTGCTCACATAATAGATTCATATGTACTACAACACCAACTGCATATGCTACTGCATGTGCTTTCTTAAAATAGTATTCACCGTCTTTTGGTTTTATCCATACTTCTTTCATTATCGTTGACCACGGTTTGTTTGCTAGATATCTTTTCGCTGGTCTGATGATCGCTAGAGTCGCCGCCAATTGTTCGACCGAAGTAGGTTTCAATTGCCTTAAGAGCTCGTCGTGCCCGGCTAGATGAAATACTCGATCTACGAAGTCTTTGTGCTCCAAAAGTTCCCATATTGGTTTCCTTTCCATTAATGTCTGTAGGTGGGTTTCATCTTTAATGTCTTTGTATATACTGACATTAAGAAAGTCTAACTTAAAGTACCCGCGATCTTCTGCGTCTTTATAGTTTATTGTTGATAAATTGTCCACAGGATTGTGAGGAATCTCTGTGACATAAATTCCTGTATTATGTTTTTTATTAGTATCTAATTTAGCTACTCTATGATCTATCATAGAAAGTATCTGTTCTCTATCTGCAAAGTCTATATCAATATCTGGCATCTACTTTATCCTTGCATTTCTTTCCATGTTCTCTGTTATAATCATATTCACTAACTTGTTTTTTGCACACTTCGCAGGTATGATCTTTCCATTCTTTTCGCCTGCGTTTGAGTTCAGCCCAATATTTAGGATGTCTGAATTCATGTGCCATTTTTACCTTTCAATTTAATTGCTTTCTTTTTAGCCATATCCCATTTTAATTTTGATACTCTGTCTTTAAACGTAATGCCTTGTAAATGATCCCACTCGTGTAGAAAACATTTTGCTGAGTACCCGGATATCTTTGTACTTACCTCTTTTAAATTTTCATCATACCATTTTGCGAGTATTTCTTTTGGCCTTGTAACTTTAACAAATATATTTGGAAAACTTAAACATCCTTCAAGGTCTTGTGTAGTTTCTTCTGTATGCTGTAATACTACTGGATTAATTACAAGTATAGAATTTTCTTTTGTATCACCCATTACAAATACTTGTGCATCCATGCCGATTTGACTGGCACTAAGTCCAATACCATTATTTGATAACATAAAGTCTATCATTTTTTCTTTAAGTTCTATAGGGTCAAAAGATGGATTCTTGATATCTACATCTTTTAATTTTTTTTCTAAAAACTCATCTGGGTGATATATCAATTTCATAAATTACTTTCCCTTACTACTTCCTTAACTGTATCAACATCATTTGTTTGTCTTTTAAAACGCCTAGCCCAATGCTGTGGGTCCATTATGTTAAAAATTATTTCTAATTGTTCATCATTAAATTTGTTCATCATATCTTTACCTGATTTACAATTTAATATTAGCCAAGGACTTATTTTGCCATCCTTAATATGATATATTGCTCTATTCAAACTTACATAGTTAAAGTAATGATTCCATACACTATTATTTTCATCAGCCCAATCCATCATAGTCATTATACTGCGTTCTAAAGCAGTTTGCACTCCTTCTTTTTTAATTAGTTCTAATGCATATTTTTCATACATTTCTTCTCTACACCAATGATCTAGTTTGACACCACTAGTAACAACATAGTCTACATATTTTTCAGGATACAAAGGCCGAACATTATTTACGAAACTTCCAAATTTTACAAAAGCATTATAGTAAGGGCTTTTGTCAAATTCATCATGTGTTTTATCTTTTTTAGCACCTGCACTTAGTTTATAAAATTGATTGAAAGCATATAACCCTAGTTGTACACGCTTTTCACTTCTTTGCAGAAATCGTCTTTTAGGTTCGCACATATGTACTGCGAGAGTTTTCTCTCGCATGAAACCTGCTCCACAATATTCACATACATATGGCTTTTCAGAATTTGGCATTCTCAATCCCATGTTGTTCTGCAAGTTCTTTAAGTTCTTCTCTTGTAGATATTTCAGCAAGTAACTCTACCTCTTTTTGTTTCATGTTTGGATATAACTGTCCTAAAAATTTTAACACAGCATTATTATTGGCTCCTGCTTTTCTTTTGAAACCAATATATGGATGAAATTTTATTTTACCCCACGCACCACTTATACATAAAAG